ATAATGAACATCATAAACCCTATACCCCCAGCAGGACAGATCACATTGGCTTTCCACGGGTTGTCCCGTATCCACTGCTCTAACTGCTGTTCCGTCATCATAGTATGTTTACGTACTCCTGATTAATAATTGTCTGCACATGGACGTACCCGTCGGGCCAGTACGTGTAGGACTCTGCGAGTGCCTTGGCTGTCCTACGTACTGACTCCTCAAAGTGCTCGTGCATCCCCAGTTCGTCTTTGCAGTACCAAAAGGGTATGCGTAGGACTGGCTCTGCTGGCCCTCGTTCCTCATAGTACACAATGATTTCAGCGTCGTTGCCTATGGGTCCGTCGTTGCCAAAGTGCTTCGTGTGGCCGTTCTCTGGTTGTTTCATGTTCATCCCTCGACTTGCGCTTCTACTTCAATGCTTTGGAATTCTTCGTCTATAAAGTTGTATTCTGAGTCGTAAATATCTGTTTTTAGCAGTGCCAGAGCTTCTTCTTCTGTCTCTGCAACTAAACGATAAACGTGCTCTACTGTTTCAATAGTCTTAATACAGTATGTATTCACTGTTCACCCTCCGGTAGGTCATCACTAGCTAAAAATAAGATCTTGTCCAGTGTCTGCCTAGGCATAACCACATTACCCCTGTCGTCAAAGGACAGCTCTAGGTCCTTACGTAGGACAAAGGGAATACCACCCCAAGGGTCGGCCTTCATGATGTCATTGGTCACTGCTCTGGCCTGTGTGTAGCCTAGGCAGTAGACGGAGTAGTCACCCCCATCGACAACATAGATTGATTTCTCGTCTATAAACATAAGTTTACTCCTGTAGTACTACTGTAGTTAACTACTACTGCTTCTACTTTAGTATATATACCTAAGTATACCTTAGTAGAGGGTATCATAGTTTTCGTCTTCTGTAAATATCTCATATTGGTAATATTCCATAGTTTCTGAGTCTACTCCTGCGCTAGCACTAGCAGAAAGGCAAATACCGCAAATATCAAGAAAGTTACCATGTGCATCCTTTTTAGTCAACTCAGATTCTTCTAGTATTCTATTGCAAGCTTTACAGCGCATCTCTCCAGTCCTCCCCATGTATCTCAATCATCATCTTTTGTAAATGTCTAGCGTTGAGCCTAGAGTATTTACGTTGGCAGTCCAAGCGGAACATCTCAGTTTCAAACTCGACTATGTGTTCTATCATGGCTTGCTCCTCTGGGTCTCTGGGAGGCTCTGGTAGGCCTCCAGAGTCCCCGTCATAGTAACCCCTTTCGTATTCCTCAAATGTCATTGTAAGCCCCTTGCATCCGTTGTATAAGCTCGTCGATAATCTTTTGCTCCTCCTCCTTCCACTCCTCAATATCGTCAAGGCCTTCGTAGTCTTCGGCCTCTAGTTGGTCGTAGTAGTAGTCGTGCGCTTCTTCCCATGATTCTCTAGTCATTGTCTGTGTCTCCTGTGTTGGCTTTAAGTGTTGCACTCACTGTTAGCACTAGGGCGGCAAGGGCCACGATAGGCAACAGGAAAGGCATCATTAGAAGGCCTAAGGCCCCAACAATGTAGTTCATTCGTCTGGATCTCCTTTGATATATAGCCAGAGGGTGATTATACCAGATGCCGTCAGTAACAACAACACGTCCCAAAATGGTTGCCAGTTCTCGTACATGTCTCTAGTCCTCCTCTCGTAGTGTGAGGTAGTCCGCTGGTTCTATGTCCAGCGTATGAACTCGCAAGAGTTCCTCCCAGTCTCCGAAGTTGTCGAATATCTCCTCCGCTTGTTCTCTGGACTCTGCTTCTACTTTAACCTCGTATACCTTGGTCATGATAACTTGGTACGTGTGTTTCATGTCTAGCGCCTCCCGTTTCGTAGTCGGTCCCACCATCGCATCACCCGCCAAAACCTCCGGTGGTTCCTGTCAGTGTCTAGGAACCCAAAGCGGTCCCGTAGTTTGCCCATGAGCCCGCTGTAGTTGTTGATGGTGTACTCAGGGTACACGAAGCCCTTTCGGCTGTCGTAGATGTCCCAGACGTGGTCCTCGTGGTTGTACCAGATTGTGTAGTGTCCAAAGTTCATGCCAGTTTCTCCCCGTTCAAGTAGATGTCCCCACGTCGTGTACATACGTCCACACCTAGTGCACGTAGGCGGCTCATGGTGGTCCGTGTAGGCCATGTACGAAGCGTTTGGTAGTCAGGCTCAATCGAACCATATGCTGAACACGCTAGTCTATTCCCGTGTAAATATACCCAGCTTAAGCCGTCCCCGTTACTAATGACTTCTGTATTGCCGCTGTTCCAATCCTTTCTATCCTCTATCGCTTCCAACATCTTCTCTTCGATCTGTCTCATGCCTCTAGCTCCTCTAGTGCCTCTAGTGCCTCAGTAAATGCCTCGTGTTCAGTCTCCAGACCGTAGCACGTGAATGCGTGGAAGTCTACCCACTCCCCACCGATGGGTATCTGAAAGTTAAACGAGGCGTTCTCGTTCCACTCAATGCGCACGTGTCCGTGTGTCCCGTGTTCTAGCTCTAGGTATTTCATGTCAATGCCTCCAGTGGCTCGTGTGTTGACTCACAGTTGGACACTCTAGTGAATGCCCAACGATTAATCAACCTCCTATGCCGCCTTAAATTGATCGAAGTATTCATCGACCGCTATATTCTTACACAGATCAACGTCGATCCCCACGGATCTCAGCTCCTCACTTAGTCTCTGCAACTCCCGAACAATCGAGTTCCTCTTTTTCATCAACGCTACATGGCTGGGTGTGTCGATAGTATATCGTGTGCTCTGCCACTCAGGACCCTTGTAGTACTCCGACAGCTCCTCAAGTACTTCTGACCAGTCGCTGTAGTAGATGGCGTACATGGTGACAGCGTCGGACAATGTGCGGTGGCTACCTTCGATGGCCTCGTTGCGACCGTAGTTAACTTGCTTCAACATGAGAATCATTCCTATTTAGGGGTGGCTTCTGTCCCCCGTCGCCATGTGTGTATGAAACCATAGGTCGACCCAGATGTGAAGCGTAAATATTCACATGTTTGGACTATTGACTGCACTGGTTGTTCCGTGCTAGTCGCGTGCGCGCGTGTAATAAATAGCTCGCGTAGCAAAACCCATGCCAACTTTATCAGCTCAGGTTGTGACCAGAGGGACCAACATAAACCCACACACCTGTCAACCCATGCAAATACCATGCCAACTTGCCCCATGCAATACTCGTGCCAACTCTGGTCGCTACCATAGGCCGCGCCCTGTGTCAACTCTTGTGGAAACCCGCGTAGAAACTAGGGGCGGGGGAGGGGTTGACATGTGTTAGACTTTTGTAGTAGCTACCTAGACACAAAATAGGGTAAAATTAGGAAAATTAACCCTAAATTAAACTCGTGTAAGCCGTTGATTATACTCATGTTTGTACTTCTACTGCTTTTACCTCTAAAATAGCTTGACTTTCGTGTAAACTTATGGTATACTATTGTTGTAATCAGGGATAATTTATGTTATGACCGACGTTGTTAAAAAAAGAGGTCGTGGCAGACCCCGGAAGTCCGAAGTAGCCGCTGTAAAGCCCGGTAACAAGGGTGTAGTGGGCCGACCAAAGGGTGACGCAGCGATAATTAACGAGTACAAAGCTCGTATGCTGGCTAGTCCAAAGTCACGTAAGGTCCTAGAGACGATTTTTGATGCTGCTTTGGACCATGACCATAAGAATCAGGCTGCTGCTTGGAAACTTGTAATGGACCGTATACTACCAGTAGGTGCTTTTGAAAAAGACGTAGTAAAAGACAATGGTAGAAACGCTATACAGATCAACATTAGTGGCGTAGGCACTGCTGAAGTGTCTACTCCTGACATAATCGAAGGAGAAGTAGTAGAAGATGACTCTTAAGCATTTTACTAGAGAAGAATTCGATTGTCAGGTCACTGGTACTAACAATATGGAACAAGAGTTCCTAGAAAAGTTAGACCAATTGCGGGGTGCATGTGGCTTCCCCTTTGAGGTAACGTCTGGTTACCGTCATCCAACTCAGCACCCTATTGAAAGAAAAAAGGAAGTGCCGGGAACACATGCCCAAGGGATAGCAGCGGACATAAAAATAACAAACGCTGCCCACCGCTACACTATTGTGGCTAATGCTTTAAACCTTGGTTTTACTGGCATAGGCATTGACGACGGTTTTGTACATGTGGACACTAGGGGCACTACTCCAGTGCTTTGGTTGTACTGATGTTGTATACTAAAAACAAAAACCTAACAGACACCAGTACGCAAACGATTGTTACTATTCCTAACGGTTACGTAGCACATTGGAACATGGTGTTTATTTCTAACCTCCACAATGCTACAAACAGTATTACATTATTTGTAGACAAGCCTAGTCCTACTCCTGATGTATATATTTATAATGGCACTAACATATCGTCAAAAGAACACTTAATGATTGATGGTAATGCAACCTTTGTTCTACAACCGGGAGACATTATTAAAGCATCGACGAGTGGTTCAGGGAACGTAGAAGTAGTAGTTACGTTTGATTTAATAGAAGCATCACCGGTGTTTAATAACTTCAATGGATCTTAATATTGAACTACTGCCTTGGCAACAAGAAGTTTGGGCAGACGACACAAGATTTAAAATAGTAGCTGCTGGGCGACGTACAGGTAAGTCTAGGTTAGCAGCGTGGATGTTAATAGTAAACGCACTTCAGGCGGACAGAGGCCATGTATTTTACGTCGCACCTACTCAGGGACAAGCCAGAGACATCATGTGGCAAACCCTTATGGAACTGGGACACCCTGTTATCTCTGGTAGCCATATTAATAATCTGCAAATTAAGCTTGTCAACGGTGCTACCATTAGCCTCAAAGGTGCCGACAGACCAGAGACAATGCGAGGTGTCAGCCTTAAGTTTCTAGTCATGGACGAGTACGCTGACA